TATCGCTCCACACATAAATATATCCAGTATCACTGGCGACATAAATACCTAAGTTTTCGGTAAATGCTAAAATCTCTGCAACGGTTGCATTTCCAAATGTTTCTGGATGAAATTCTTCAAACTTAGTATTTATATACGTTTCTAACGTATCTTGGCAAGTATCACAATAGGCGTCTATATAAGTATCAATTTCCTCAATAGTGCGAGTGGTTAAATATATAAATTTATAATCGGTACCATTCCAGCGGTAATTTTTAAGAGTATCTAGCACCGAGTAAATTATACCCGTAACACCAACGGCAGGTAAATCATCATAAGTTGCAACTTCTACTAAGTTCGCATAGTTTATTTTATTATTTAGCAAAAACCAAAAATTATCATAATCAGCTAAAGTGAAATCAAAAGTATCTTCATCTAGGTAAGTACCCTCATGGATCAATAAACTTACTCGGCTATATGAATCTATCGCGCTTGTTGTAAGTACCTTTTTTTGAATATCTAAATACAATGTACCCGCTAATTCTAGCACCCAAGTACTAATCAAAGTTAAAAACGAACCGTCAGTTTGCGGTACAAAAGTTAAGCGCCATGTGGGTTTACCGTCAGGTCTAGTAAAAACTCCACCTACTTGCAAATTAGTGCCAGTTGCAAGGGTTGTATCAGGTACAAAAACTCCGTCTACATAAGTACCAAACCACACTTTCACATAGTTGGTATCGCTTGACCCTTGTATTAAGGTATCTAGCGATACGATGTCATAGGTTTTGTCTATGGTGTTATAATTAATTTCGGTCATATATTGTCACTCCTTTTTTCTATTATTATACAACACTTTTCTAAACTTTACTATAAAGGATAGAAAAAGCTATTTTTTCCGCTGAATCTTTATACTTTAAAGTGTCCGTTTTAGTATTGAGTATAGTGCAGTTTAACGTAGTAAAATCTAGTTTAGGAAAATGCTTCCATGCTTCTGTTGTGGTGGGATTTATTATTACTAAATGAATAGACGCTTTATAAAATTCGCCCGTATCTTCATCAGCATAAAACACACCTCGTACGTATCTAACATTATCTTCATCGTATATTTGCAAACCTGCAAATTTATTATCAAGTGTTGTCGCAGTAATCAAATAGTGATCATCATCAATTTTTTGCTTTATAAAATTCAAGTAAACATTATGGTCGGCATATCCTGTGGTATCCGCTTTATATGTGGACAATAATATATGCGTTGCATTTGCTATAACATAATCAAATCTGTTTTCGTTATCATACATTTCGTAGAACTCGTTACGCTCTACAATGTTGTCGGTATTAATTTGCCAAAAACGTTTTTTAGTATTGATTACAGCGTCGCTATCAACTCGATTAAATTTTGAGGTAGCAACACACATGAAATTATAATGGTTCTTAAACTCAATGATAGTGGTTTGTACAATTAATTTCTCACCATACAATAACCCGTTTTCAGGTAAGTCAGACTCGTTAAAAATTTGACCCATTAATATAACTTCTTCGCTACCTAGTCGGTTCATAATATCCTGTTGTTGTGTTTGATAATTACTAAAACTTAAATAGGAATCACTCTGATTTTGTACCATTGAGCCATACCCAGTGTCTTTTACAATATCGTAACGCATACTATCAATAGGTTTATACTCAACGTCGTAAACCAAATCTTCCTCATCATCATTGTAAAAGGTGTTGTGATTAAAAACAGCGGTTGTATCAATATCGGTAACAATTTTAGTTCTGTTATATTGAGAAATATGATTAAGAATATTAATTATACTGAAAGTTCCGTCATATAATGTCCACGCAACCTTATAAGGAGTTCTTATACCGAAGATATTTTTTTTCCCTAATTTATAATAAACATTACCGTTTGAATATTCATTCATATCAGATTTATAGTATGCTGCGCCACCATACGTGGGTAAGGCATTGAACACACTTTGCTCTAATACATAATCGGTTATATCATACTCGATATATCCTGCTGAGTGCCCAACTGAAACATCTCCTGGAGAAGTTATACGCTCTTCTAGTGTGCCTTTAACAATTATCCTTGCAGGTTGCTCAATATTAAAAGTAGTAGGAATAAATGCGGTATCGTCTAAATCGTCCATAACTCCAATAGCGCTCTTTAAATACGCATTAGTCTCTTTAACTGTATCACTAGCAATTGCGCTGGATAAAACATTCACCATTCTACCTGGATTGTTTTCTAAACTTCCATTAATTTCTAGCCCGTTAACTTTTGTAGCGTCAAACTGATCGCCCTCATCATTAGTTAAATTTTCAAAATACACGATAAACAAATCGTTAGCCGAGTTGTAACCTACTCTAGGCGTGAGATTAGCGTCACTTGCAAGGTCACAAAGCGCTTCAAATAATGTAGGCTGTGTCCATTTATATTCATCAACGATTTCGGTTGAACTAGGATAGCTAACTAGCCAATTAGTAATTCCCTTATATTGCGAGCCATATAACTCTACTAGTTTCTCCATTTCGCCCTTAACAGTTTTTTGAGTCGCACCCTCAGCGATAGGTTGGCTTATAGACTTATTTGGCATAATAATTTTTTGCAAAATTATAGTAAGGCTGACTAATTGCAAAGTTACTTTCCATTTAGCAATTCCGCCAAAGTTACTAACTCTAGTTTTCTTGTATGTATCAACAATATATTTCAATTCATTATCAACCCATACCCAAAGACCCTCTTTAACTAAGTCAATAGTGCTTTGTGCGTTTTGAGTAGTTAGAATTAGTTCGGCATTGTCAAGTATTTTATTGTAATTGCTAACACGCTTAAAACTGCCACTCTCGTATAAGACCGTAGTCGCAGTAGAAAAGTCTGTACTTGTTGATAGTCTAATTATTGAGTTATGCACCGTATCTACCTCCGTTAATGTTTCTAGTTCCTAGACCTTTATTATATATGCTTATCGTTCTATTATTAGTTTTAATCTCCATTTGGTTTTGGAATTCGCTCATACCATATTGAGCGGTAACTGTACCAATTGCAATTGCGCCACCTGGTATTCCACCGGCTAAAAAGCCTGCACCTATTGTAGTAACATTACCTACTGCATTTAGTGCCATATCTATCTTTTGTTGCAACTTTGAATTGCCCGTGTATTTTGTATACGCTTGTGTACCCGCAATAGCCCACGATTTAGCCTGACTTGTAAAAAAGCCTAACATCATTGACTTAGTAACACTTTTCTTTCCTGAGACCTTATCGTCTTTAACTGAGGTGGTTAAAGGAGAGTCTGACTCGGAATCAACACCAACGGCGGAACTTCCACCTGTGGCGGTATCATCTACAATTTGAATTTTAATTGCCATAATTGTTCCCCCTTTATTTTGCAAAGTCTAAAGTCACTGAAAGTATAGCACCTCTGCTCTTTTGGAAAGCCTGACTAGTACATTTCATATCGTATTCCTCGTATGAATCATCAGCCCATGTAATTTTTACATGAAACATATCATTAGGATTTTTTGAATTCTTACGCATATTAGTTAGTTTTTGCCTAATATTTGCATAATCTTCGTTAAAAGTTGTCACCTGCATTGTTAAAACACTCGCAGTGATTTCAGAAGTGTTAATATATCCCTCATCTTCCGCAACTGGTTGCTCACTATCAGGTGTACTGGTAAGTTTAAAAGCCCAGTCATTAACAGTAATTTCATCATCGTCAATTTTCAAACTTTTAATATCCATTACATTTTCAGTAACAACAATTGTGCCTATAATACTAACCGTTGAATAATAGTTGGTTTTTAATTCATCAAAAACTTGCGCCACACTAGGTGTTTGAAAAATCATATAAAAATTAGAGGTACCCTCTTGGTAATCTTTATCGGAAACCTCTTTGACCCAGTCGCTCCAAATTTTGATAGCGTTAGTGGTGTCTTTAGAAGTAATAGTTAAAAACACAGGCATAATAACACCTTTGCGGTACTGTTTACCTTGCTGAGTTTTCAAAATAGCATTATCGTAACCGTCCTCGAACTCAAAACTCAATTCTTTTGTAATTTTGAACGAGTAGTCATCAGGTAAATGCTCTGCTATAAAATCTACTAGGTTCATTCTCTAACCCTCCTCATATATATCGTAGTTAATATTAGATTCTACAATATGATTTGCTGATTTAATCTCGTCTTCTACCCAACCCTTGTGCGGAGACCGCTTAGCATAGTTTACATACCCTGAGTAATCTCCAGTTTTAGCTGGCGCTGCAATAGTAACCGCAGCGTATTTGTCGGTTTGTTCATCAAGCGCTATGTGTTTTAACATATTGCTTGTATCAACAGGGCACTTCGCCCTGAGCCTTACATAGAAATTATCTAAATATATTGATATGTAATCCATATTGTTATCTCCTAATCTGAATAGTTGTTCCCTGAAATATGTTATTGCTCTTATGGTCGGTTAAATCTTCCGACACAATGGTTTTTATAATCCACTTTTCTCCTGCGAATAATAAGAAATCGTCCTGCTCTAAGTCATCAACAAAATCACGAGTGAATATAGTCAATTCTACTTTTTTAACTTTCGCATTATCTCTTGTCATATAACTTGTCTTTGTTGCTCCGCCCATTTTCTTAGCGTAGAATAGCCCTTTGACCTTATCCGTTGATTTAAGGGCGGTACTGTCACTAAAATACTTGTGTGCGTAGTATTTAACCCTATAAGGTGTATCAGCGTGAGAAACGCTTAAATTGATTGCCATAATTAATACCCCCAGTAGTTAACATCGCTAGACTCTTGGTTGTTACATAGTGCTAACATTTGAAACACGTTGCGTGCTTTCGGTGCAAGTTTTTGAATACCTAAATTAGTATTTAATTGTCCGTCGCCTATACTTAGCAAATAATCTACTTGCAAGCACAAGCCACGCTTGTACTCTGAAATAAACTCTTCATCTTCCACTACGTCTTTAATAACATAATGCGAGCGCAAATAATCGTAGGTGTCTAGTGACACGTTACGCAGGTAAATTGAGCCTGCGGTTACTCCTGAGTCGCTATTGCCGTTTGCAAACTCTAAATCAAGATTCTTCCCCGAGTGCAATAGGTACTCGGCTATCGTTATCGTTATCTTTGTCATTCTCTTTTTCCTCCTGTTTTGGTGTCAAAATGTAATTATCGATTGTGCTATTAAACTCGGCTAGTAAATCGCCCTTAGATATGTATCTATTTCTTAGTTCGTTGTTTACATAATCGTTAGCGGATATTACCGCACCGAACCAAGCGAACAATATACCTAGCGAGTTAGTTATTGCTGATACCCAACCGTCTGCACTGAATGTCAACGAACCTACTAACAGAAACGCAAATGTATTAATGGCTCTATTTACGACCTTCGATGTCATAAATGATTTTTCGTTTGCCTTTTCATCTTGCGGCAAGAACGAGTATGAATTATTTTTAGAATACGAATACTCTTGAGTCAACTCTCTTGATCTAAGTTTCTTGATATTAATGCCCTTAATAAGTTTTAAGCGTTTAACTTGCCATTTCTCTAAACTATTAATATCGTATTTACCTGCTTTGAAGTCATCATATTTCAAGTCGGCGCTCTCAATAATTTCACGCTCAATCATTGCATAAATCTCTTTGTTCTTCCTGTTGCAGAAGTCAGGGAGTAAATCGATGTGAGGCATAGCCTGGTCCTTTTGCTCTTTGTAGTACTTTAAGGTAGCTACAAATTTCTCGTTTTCCTTAGCATCTTTCTTGGTTGTCTTGTATGTTATCATCACAACAGTCATAGCGATTGCGAAGATAACCACCCAGACTATCCAGAAATAAGGGTCTTGTGCTTTCTCTTTAAGCCCAACGGTCCCGTCATCAGTTGTAAGCAACGAAACTAAAAACGCTCCCAACATACCTGCTACACCGATTATAATACCTAGCGACTTTGTAATGTTTGCTCTAAGCCCTGTTTGGGCTGAATATATATCATTCATTGGTGCTGAACTCCTCATTAACCGCTATCTTCTCGGTGCCTACTAGGATATAACACTCTTCGCCAAATACGTTGCGTCTAGTACTCTTAGGTCCAAAGCGATGAATCGTTTTACCGTCCCAGGTCTTGAAGATTTTAACCACGTCTGCGGGCATAGTGATTTTTTCTCCATTGACTTTCTTGTCAATAAACTTTTTAAAACTGAATTTTAACATAATAATACTCCTTTAATATATTATACCACAATACATAAAAATATAAATAGGCATAAAAAAAGGAGAAATAGATAACTCTACAGGTTCGTTTGAAACCGTGTTAGATGAAGTGAAGTAGAGGTATGAGTATTGGCGGGAATTAGATGAATTGAACATCTATTAAGTGGTTAACAGCCACTCGTTCTACCATTGAACTAAAAACCCACATGGTGCCCACTAGAGGAATTGAACCTCTATCCACTGTTTACAAGACAGTTGTTCTACCGTTTAACTAAACGGGCGTGTTAGCTTATGGTAGGAAAGAGAAGAGTTGAACTTCCGTAGCGCCCTTATCATGAGCGAATTCTACCGTTAAATTACTTTCCCATGGCGGAAACGATAGGGATTGAACCTATATATCTTTTCAGAACTAATAGTTTAGCAAACTATCCTCTTTACCATTTGAGTACGTTTCCATAATTGGCGGAGTAATGAGGACTTGAACCCCAACAGGCTTTCACCTTTGGCGGTTTTCAGGACCGCTCTCGTACCATTTGAGTATTACTCCATAGACCCACGTTGGTACGCATTGTGAAGAGGCTTGTGGGTTCATATAAGTATTATATACGATATAAGTTAAATTGCAAATAAAAAGGTCTAAAAAAATACACCGAAGCATTTTGTTTAAACCAAACAATGGTTTTAGGAAGCCAATAACCGATATATTTATTATACACAATATTCTTCCATTAGCAATACCAATGCACCCAAAAGTATATAGTTTCAGGTGCAACAACCATTATTGATTGTTTATGGTATCAAACAACCATTATTGATTGTCTTACAATTGCTCAACTATAACTATGTAATTGTAATAAATATATATTCGTGTCTAGAGGCGAATGTATTGCATATTCGTGTCTAGAGGCGAATAAAAACCGCTTAAATTAATAAGCGGTATTAAGTGGTACATGTTAACCGGTGTAAGAGGTAGCAATTGTGCCTCTACATATAACCACTTCAATTATTATACACGATAAATTAAAAAAGGGAAATAGATAAATCTAAATCCCCAAGCATAAGTCCTAGAACGTATGCCCTAATCTTAATTGTTTATAATTTATTTTCAGTATAGGCTTTGCCAATTCTTCTCAACAGGGCTTCATTGTAACAATCCATAGAACTTAATTGATATTTTAAACGGTCTTTTTCCGCTCTATCAATTTGAGGGTTACATTCTGCTTTTAATAAGAAATCAATTAACTTATCAAGTTTAATTTGCAATTCCTTTTGTTCATCAATAACTCTCTTTAAATAGTCTTCCATATATATTTCTCCTTTATTTAAGTATACTCTCTAATACATAAATTGCAAATAAAAAAAGGCACTTTGTTTTTTAAAGTGCCCTTTGTAAAGAAAGGAGATATATTCAAACAAAACTAGCCCACTAATTTCGCTGAAGTCTCGGGATAGAAACTTGCAAAGCCGAATAAAGTATCGACTGAGAGTTTCTGGGTCTTCGTATTCTGGTCGTAACCATAGAATACTCTAACGGTAATACCGTCATAAGAAGCAATAGCTGCATGAGGGTTATTCATAGGTAATTCAAGCGAAGCATTGACTAAGCCGAATGCTCTGTTTGAGAATGCCAAGGATACATCTGCTGTACTAACACCGACTGTGGTGTAAGTTGCTGCGACTAAATCATTAACTTCATCTTGGTCAACAGCAAGGGAAGCGATCGCCCCACTAGAAGCCGTTGCGTCAGTAGCAACTGTGATAATTTGTCCGTCTATGATAAGAATATCGCCTGCTTTGAGTGTGCCGGTTGTAGGTACAACTCCAGACAATGCAAGTGTTTTAGAACCTGCTGCTCCTGTAACAATAACCTGTCCAACTTTTGTGGCTGTACCGCCACCAACACCGACTGGATTGTATGAGGATTCAAGAGTGTCAAAGCCATATATTCTACCGAGTAATGCTTCTCTTAAAGCAACATTCTCGCCAGCGTATGAAACCTTAGAAAGGTTATCTGTAAGTGCATAATTTTGTTTGTGCGTAGGAGAGAGAACTAAAGTTCTACCGTCCTTAGGCGCTTTAGCCAAATCTAAGATAAGACCTAAAGCGGTAATATTCTTGAGATTTGTAGGAGTCGCAGTTGCAGTAACTACATTTGTATCAGGTACATTTTGATATATCTTAGCTGCGATGTATTGGTCGATACCAACAGCAAGTGCGTTGCCGATAGGTTCGAGAATTTGTGCATTGAAATCATTGATATCGAGTGTCATTTCTTTCGATGATACAGGTACAGTGATATCTGCTGTGGTGTCTAATTTAACAGGCACCGAAGTTTCTAACAAGTTTTGTTCAATAAGAGAGCCATTAAATCTCTTCATTTTGAATTTACTAGGTTTCTTAACATTAACAGTTTCGCCTGCTTTTGCTGAAACGATTTGATTTGATAATTCCGCTTTGTAGACTAAAGGTCTATATGTGATTTTACCAAGCATTTCTTTCAACACGTAATTCGCAATTAATTGCGAGGTAATAATAGTATTTGCCATAATTTATTTTTCCATTTCCGGACTAAACTTTGTTAGCCCCGTTTCTTTTTGTATTCCATAAATTCAGCAGTAGTCATCTGGCTTTCATCTACAACAGAGCCGCCCCCTTTGTTACCAAGAGTGCCTCCAGTGCCTTTGAATTTGTCAAAATAGTCTGCTCTGAACTTTGGGTGTTCCGCAGTGAATTTTTCCAAATCTTCTTCTCCGTCCCACTTGTCAGCGGCAATTTCGATGAAGTCAGGGTCAATTCCTGCTTGTTTCAACTTATCAAATTTTTCCGCTTTCGCCTGAGAGGCTTTAAATTCCTCGTTCTCGGCTTTAAGTGTAGCATTTTCTTCTTCTAGCGTTTTCGCTTTTCCGAAAATGTCGATTAACTCCTTCTCGTCTTTAACTCCAACCTTAGAGTAAATCCCAGTGCGTTCTCTTGCTAGCCTTTCACCCACTATACCGTTTACTTCGTCTAAGTTGTAAGTCTTAACTTTTGGTGCTGGTGCACCTTCGCCACCTGAACCCTCGTCTGGGTCACGTAGCATAGTCTTTAAAATTTCCATAATTGCCTCCTAAAGTAATTAAGTAGCGACATAATACTATATCGTATTATTATTATACAACATAGTTTCGCAAAAAAAAAGGAGATGTTTTAAATCTCCCTTGTATTTGTTAAATCATTTTCCCAAAACATTTATAGCAATTATAACAATGTTGACACCAAAGCATTCTAGTACAATCCACACATTCTGTACACTGTTGACATACATAGCAATCATTACAACTTAATGACATATTACAATCTACACAATCTCTACAATCCTTGCAACTTTCACACCAAACGCAATCTATACAGTTCTCACAATATATCAATCCTTTGCTTAGTTGCTCGGCTTGACCCAGTGTAAACTTCTTCTTGCTCCAACTGTTATTATAATCATCAAAGTAGAATCCATTTAATTCTCGCATATTATGTGTTCCCCCAATTTGATTTTATAGCCACTAAATTTGGAAGTATCAATCACGTGTGTGTATTTTCTATTCACAATGATGAGCAATCCCTTTTGCTTATATTCTTGCTCAAATCTAATGACATCGTCTAAATGCAATGAAAATTCAAAATCTTTCCCATTTTCATCTTTAGTACAAATTGTATACCACACTCCTATCATAATTTAGCCTCCCTTTCTACTATCTTATCCACAGCGAAGTCACTTAATAGTGTACAACGCTGAATATCGTATATCGTATATTTGTTAATCATATTAGCGTGCTGTCTCCACGTTCCCTTGTGCGAGAATGAATCAGGCATAGTGTGGAGCAACTCGTGTAGCAGTGCGTTCATCAAGGCTTGCTTATCATACTGAAAATAGGAACTAACTCTTATATTGAATAAATTGTAAAACCCGTTGCTCTGGATCGTGGTCGCTAATTCATATTTATTGTATCTGCCTGCCTTAAATAAAACGTTAGCGTTCCAGTCGCCCAGGTACTTTTTAACAATGCTAATAGCAACTAGTGTCTCGCCTTTATATTTATATTCAGGCTCAAAGATAGCTATCATACTAATTCTCTCCTATTCTTAATTTGCTAAATATCGTATCTAATATGCCAATTTTAACATATTTCGTCAAATAGTGCTTGTTAATCATAATATCTTGCAGTACTTCTCAAAGTCGTCTAAACACATAAAGTTATCTAAATATGTTGCTCTATCTTCTTCGGTATTGTAACTGATAAACACGTCCGCTCTGCAACCTGCGTCTTTGATGAAATTAAGCGTGAAATTCTCGTATATTTCTGTCCAAGTATAGTCGTCAGTTTTGTTGTTATATTTTTTATCTGCTAATCTAAGTGCGCCAATAATACTACTATATACTTTTTTAAGTTCTTCTCTTGTATTCATTTAGTTTCTCCTTTCTTAACAGTTACACATAGTCGTCCGTAAAATCCCACATAGAACTCCAAGATTTCCCATTTTCTCGGCTCAAGTATCTCTTTTTGTGCTAAAACAAAACCACTATCAACATCAAAAATGGTTAAACAATTATTGGTCAATTTCATCTTGTGTCATACTCTGTTAACCTCCTTGGTTACTACGGTGTAATGTACACCATTCATTCTAAGGGCTTCTAAGAGCCCAATTAGTGAGTTGTGCTTGTTTATACTCATAACTCTTAAAAACTTCTTATATCGCTCGTAACCACCCTTTACAGCGAAGTACTGACCTCTGGTAGCAACTACATATTTATATCGCTTCAATTGTAGCCTCCCCTCTTAGCAGTCTGCCAAATACCCTGCGCTCTAGGTCTTTGTCTCTAGGATTAGGATTCATAGGTATAACTAGTTCCTGATTTTCATTAAAACAGCAATTGCACCACCTACCCATTCTAGTGGGCTTGTCAATGATGTCAAACTTCTCATTAGTTTTGATATTTTGCCAATTCCACGTGTTAATAATCTTTATAACTTTCTTCTCATCTTTCTTAGCGTATTCTATACACTCGTCTATAATGTATCCACACATGCTCCTTACCTGCCTTTCTTTTGGTCTCTTTTTCTAGCGCTTCTATAAAACTTTTTAAAAACATACACGCATATAACTGACTTGATATTCGCAACTCATCAACATCAGCATTTTTGGGCAAAGAATCTACCATAGGTTTTACTATTGCTTTTTGCATAATCTAATCTCCTCCATTATTTTATGAGCATTTTTTTCATCATTCTCTATATTGAAGTTTTCAGAACTATCAATAGAACCCTCAAATAACCAGCTCTCTAATCTTTGAGGGTTAATCTTTCTCATGTGATGAACTCTCATGTACTGTATTTCATTTAATAACACATGACATTGCAGTTCATTTAGGTCACCATGAACTAAAGTATCCATTAGTATTTGTATTTTAATTTTACTCATAGCAATATTAGCGCTCCTTTACGCTAATTTAATTCTACTCTAAGCCTTGTATAAAGTCAACTAAATAATTAACTCGTGTACCTTATGTACCTTATGTATGATTAGTGCTATACCTTATTATTAAAAACACATACACGCACGTATACACATTATACATATTATACATTACATACATTAATATATACATATATGTAGTGTTTATGGGAATTTTGGGCAACAAAAAAAGAATGCAAATGATACATTCTTTATACATAACTATACATAATCTTTCAAATATTGCTCATAACTTGCTAATATTTCGGGAATTGACCTACCCAGTTTTGTTAATTTTGGTTTGAAATCAGTGTCAATATAGAAGTATTGTGTATATTTTAGAAACAAATATGTATGAGTTTCAACTTCTTTCATCGTTTCACCCCCTTGTGTTTTGGTCTCAATAATAGCGTATATTGTTTGACTCCGTCCTCGTTCTGCTTTTCGCCTACAATATCATAAACCGAATTGGTATCTATAAGCGTTTCATTTTCAAAACCCTTATCTATATATAGTGCCTGATTTTGTGCTTCGGGAGGTATTATTATCTTGTACATTGCTTTGCCCTTTTTTTTGCCCTTAAAATAATCCGCCGTTGCTCTATCCGAAGAAGTTGAAGTAAATCCATTAAATATAATAGTTGTATCATCCTCTCCTATTAGGTCATCAGCACCTCTATATACTGTCATGGCTTGCTCCGACTTAACGTGATTCTTTTTAAATAAATCGTGTAAACTTTCCGCATATTTTAAATAAAACTTTATATTTGCGTCTGCGTGTTCTTTGCTTTTTGCTTTCAGTGTGGCAACCATACCTTTTCGGTCGTACATAGCCATATTCATATAGCGATAATTCCCACCCTCAGAAGCGTAAGTGCTTATAGAATCTCTTTCATCAGCAGTTAAACTTTTTTGGAATTTCTTAGACTTCTCTATAAACTCTTTGTTGTTTTTAACCCCTACTAATTCAGTATCAGGTATCTTGAACGTGGCTCTCACTGGTTCGGTTACATACGCAACTCCCAGGTCCTTTTGCAAATGGTAAGGATTCTCCCTGCGATAGTCTCTTTTAAGTGTGGTGTTGTACTTAACAAGTTTGCGCATATTGTTCTGGCCCACCCTAGTTTGTCTCTTAAACTTATTGATAGCTTTTAGGAACTCAGGATCATTGTTCTTCTTGTATGCTTTTTGCATAATCTCGGTATTGCGCTTAGAGGTTCTAATCCCTAACTCAACTCTGCGCTGAGTTTGGCTATCCTTATAGTTCTTTTGCAGCACACTCTTACTGTAATTACCCTTATCAGCTTTATTAGTCTCTAGTATCTTATCTTTGCTCAGTGTGACTACATCATCAATAGCAATAGGTATTAGCCTATGCCTGCAATTAGGTCGTGTAGTAAGCCAGGGTGCGTTCTCGGTTACATCTTCAACAGATGTTTTGCAACGCTTAACAGCACGCTGTAATGTTGCGTAGTGCTTATTAGATAAGGGTATACTCTTCCAAACTTTCTCGGAGTAGTACAATTGCCCCTGGTAGTCCTGGTGGTCGTTAGCACAGTCGGAGTAAGTATCGCAAACATAGAATAATTGCTTGGTTTTCACTCCTATATCCTTTTCCTGCTTTAATAACTCGTGCTGAATACGTGTGCGAGTAGCCATTTCGGTATACTCCTTGAAACCCACCTTGCGACCGTTCTTATAAGTTACTTTTTGGTTTGCTAAAAGTTGGTCTCCTGTAATTTTATACAGGTAGTCAGCAACGCTATTGTCTGAGTCTATCCGAGTGAGCGTTTTAGCCTGCGCTGTGCTTTGTTTAAACAGTTTGCGTGTGTTCTTATTGATATCCTTTGCAACTCCTGGAAAGCCCTCTAAAGTGTCTTCTAGCAATTGCTCAGTTTTAACTTTCATCTTATCAATAGCCTTATCAGCCACACTCTTAGGGTGGTCGATAAGTATCTCGGCAAACTTATAAGCCAAGTCAGTTTGTGCCGCCTCAGCAACTACGCTGGCATTTCTGCCAACCTTTTGCGACTCGGATATGACATCTGTATTCAAGGATTTCACTATTCTTTATCCTCATCGGGTTCGTTATTAAACTCTCCGTCATCTATATTAAGGTCATCGGTCTTTAGGTTCTCTAGTAAATCCTTAGTGTTACTATCTTTACCATATATCAATTCTATCGCCAGTTCAGGTGTGATTAACTTCGCATTGAGCAAAGGCATAATCGCATTAGCACGCTTTACGATATCCAAGTATTGATACTTAGCTATGGCGTCTTTCTCTTCCATACCTTTCCACTTCATTGCATAAGCAACATTAGTCATCAATCCAGTAGATACTTCTTGCTGGTCGGCTGTCTTTTCGGCTTGTTTATCTTCAATGATTGAATCATCGAATACTATATCAATTCCGCTAGGGTCATAGTTACCCATTTTTAATTCGCAATACTCGTTTGAGTACATACAAATAGCATTGATGAATTGAGTCATCTCGTCACGTATCAATATCTCGTGTTTCTTGAGTGTTCTAAATAATTCAGAGTTTTCACTAATAACCTGAGTAGCGGTTACATCTCCATTAGGATTCATATTAAAATAGCTATATCCTAGTCCAACCTTGTGTGACAGTATGGATAATTCAAAGTTAAGCCCTGCTATATAAGACTCTGACCTAATATTTCCGTTAGATTCTTGTATTAAAGGCTTGCCGTCATCACCATTTGAGCCTACGTTCAAATACAGGCTGTTTAACGGGTCGAATACCTTGTTTGCTAGTGTAGTTCCGCCTGTTTTAGGGTCTCTTGTAACCTGCATGGCTTCACTCGATATGTAAACTTTCTTCCTACCGCCTACGAACTCAAAATCGAACCCGTCATACTTGGTATCAATAGCCTTGAGTGTATCTATTGAGTTTGCAAAGCAGGACATACCATAGTTGTATTGTGTGTTAACAACATTGGATATAATGTTCGGCTTGATAACCATAAACAACGGTATAGGCATTCTAGTTTGTAACTCATTCCTACCTGTTTCAATTCCTTTCTCGTTCATATCGATAGTACTTACTTTATACCCTATCTTATTACGAGCCCATATAGTAACCCTGCAACCCTTTTCAAACTCGGTATAGAATCCACAATCTACAATCTCTCCGTTAACCACCTTGAGCGGTATAACGTTACGTGCGTCCATTTGAACGAACTGCATTTTTCTATCTTCGGTAATCTCGCCAAGTATCGCAGCATACGATAAAGCAAACGCTGTTTCTACTGTTTGATTAGCCTTAGTCCAGAATTTAGTGGTTTTAAAAAGCGCATTTAGGTTCTTTTTAGCGTTATCGTCTATCTTAATATCGCATTTCTCATTAATAAGCAGGTCAGCCCAAGTTTCACTAACTTTCTTAGCCATACCCATTGACTTCTTTTTAAGAGGAATATAATCTTTTCCATTGAAAACACGAATATTGTGGAACGCTTCCACATACCCCCTGTACCAACTCCAGTACAACATCACTGATGTTTGGTCTCTACCAGCGATATCGTCTCCGTATAACTTCTTTATCTTTTCAGAAAAATCCATAGTTTTTCCTCCTTATTAGTGTAAACTTGCACTCATATATAACATCTTCTTCATATCACGCTCGAATGAGTACTCCATAGCGTCACACACATCAATATTACTAGTGCCGTTATCCAACCTAGTGTCAGGGTGTTTACTATCCCACACTGCGTTAGATAACCCTGCAATAGCGTGAGTTGACCTACGATAGCACCAGAAGTGGTGCGTATTTTGCATAGTAAGTAAGAACTTAATGCGACCAAATATAGATGACTTCTTAGCTTTCATAATCGTGCTACTAACCGCATAGTTCTTGAGTGACCTAATCAGTACAGGTTCAGCATTATCGCAATAACAGTTGAACCACAAGCCATACTCATCGTGCACTCTCTTTTCAAACTCTCTATACTTTTGCCCTAGATCATCAGTAGTGTAATTACCGACCAACTCATCGTCCATAAGGATAACTAGGTCCTTGTAACCATTATATATCCCTTTGAGTACAAATGATGTAGTAGATTCAGTTCCGCCAAAATCGACACCAGCGTCTATATAGTCTAGTGACCAACTCTTAGGTACTGTATCTATTATATAATCTTCTGTGTTGTTTGCAAAGTTTTCGTAAATAATGCCCTCCGCAGCAACCCATAGTCCAAGTATATATCTTTGATAAAAAACTCCCTTGTATTGTCTGCGATAACGTGCTTTGACTTTCTCGGACAAACTGGGGTTATCCTCCATTGTGAAGTGCAAGTACTTAACGTTTTTCTCCGCTGCACAATCTATCCATTCTTTCTTAAACCAGTGACTAGGGTGCTGAGGGTTACAGTTAAACCACAACAACGCTTTCTCTTCACTGCAACGTGCTATACACTGCTCTACGAAACTCCTAGGCATAAGCGCTACTTCATCTAAGAAAGCACCGCTCATAGTACCGCCTTGTACTACGTCCTGAGAGCGCTCATTGACACCACCATAGATATAGAACCAATTAACTTTAGTTCCACGTCTGACTTCCATAAAGCCCTTGGTAAGTGCGTACTTAATCTCAAAGTTTTGCCGTATATACTTTATACGTCTTAGTGGCTTGATAATGTTTCTCTGTGCTGCACCTACTGTCTTACTCGCTATTATAAAATTGCTCTGGTCAAAATTGCTCATTGCCCACAGGATAAAGGAGAGCATTTCAGCTATTGATTTACCACTACGGATAGCACCGTCAAGGATAAGAGCGTCATAGTCTCCCTCGTAGGGAAACTTGAACACTTCCATTTGCTTAGGTGAGAATCCTGAGGGTTTAATCTTCCTCGTCGTTTTCTTTGACATTGGTTAAACTCTCTTTAATTGCTTTTGTGATAGGGTCATCTTGTTCAGCATTAATAATAACATGAACGTCTTTCTCCTTTTGGTCTGGCAACCAGTACTTTCCTAGCGCAATAGCCATTTGAGGTGAACGCTCTGCAAGGTCATATTGATAGCGTCTAAGGGACATATTCCCTCCTGCAGAAAAAGACTTATACACCTGTGCAAAAGTATTACCGAACATTTCTTTGGTCCAGTTTCTTAGGGTTTTTATTGACACAGCATAAATAGCACATATCTCTTCTTCAGTGCAATGAAGTCGACACATGGCTATAAATTGTTTCTTAGTTTTCTCATCTTTCCCCAATTTGGAGAATCCCTTAGCAGGCATAATCAATCACCCCTCTCCATAGTATTCCATAGCGTTTAAGGTCAGTTTGCTTGTAAGCAATAATGAAATTTGCACCCTGGAACATAGGTATTGTATCGGTTAGGAAGTCAGCATATATGATGAAGCCTTTGTTGTCCTCAATAACATATTTTAAAAGTTCCGTACCTATCTCTATATTACCACCTTTTACAAAAGGCGAATAGATTTTCCTAGCGTTCTTAAGTTGCTTGTTGTACGAGACAGGACACATAGCGATTATTACATTGTTTACAATGTAAGCATATACTTTTTTGTTTGTGTAAAACTCCCTAAAGGTTATCTTGTTTTCTCTTATAGTGTCCTTGACTTCCTGCTCGGTTAATATTCTAATTTCCATAGTATACTCCTTTTTATTATTATAACATATTAGCCCAGTGTTTGTGAGTTTTTATACGCTTTGTAAGAAAGTTTATACCTTTGTCGTTAACTTCATACACACTTCCGCAAGTTTTTATGCCGTCTACACGTCTAACTCTACCTGCTGCCTGAGTAAATTCATTCTTTTGCTTGAGGTTGTAGGCTATTACTAAATCGCTGTACCGCACTAGGTCTAGCCCCTCTTTCGCAAGGCTGTTTGTAGCCACTATAACCTGTATCTTATCAGAGTTAAGTATTTCCTTGCGGTTCTTAGTTTTACCCACTAGGAGGGCTGTATTAAGCCCATGAGCGCTAAGCATATCGACTAGGAGTTCACAGTGTGCTACGAGTTTAGCTAGCACTAGGATTCCACCTGAGTTTGGTACAATATTGCATATTGTGTCCACTATCAACTCGTTCCTAGTTGAGTCGAATGATAACATTCTTGTAAGTGCACTAGGGTTTACCATTCCAGCACTATCGGTATAGTCGAATATGTCGTATACATTATTGTTATCTATTGTATGGTACTCGATAGGGAGTATTCTAGCGGATACCTCACTCTTAGGAATGGTGTAAGCTATGTTTCCAAGTATAGCAAATACCATTTTTTGAAGTCCGTCGCTTCTGCTAGGAGTAGCGGTAAGCCCGAACTTATACGGTGCTCTGAGCGTGTTTAATGTCTTGTAAAACATAGTGCGAAGTGTGGGCGATCCTACGCAGTGGTGTGCTTCATCTACAATTATGATATCGAAGTCATCTTTTACCTCGTTTGCAACCTTTGAAAGTGTCTGCACAGTAGCAAAAGTGATGTCTTTTCCCACTTCTATTTTGCCATTTGTGATGAGTCCTAAATCAACACTTTTGAATATGGATAAAGCCCTGTCTTTTGACTGCTTGAGGAGGTCTTTTGTGTGGGTTACCCAAAGGGCTCTAAGCCCTAGTTCTTTGATGAGATATAAGCCTATATTTGTCTTGCCCGAGCCTGTGCCACCTACTATGATTCCCCTGTGTAAGTGTTTACCTAGTATGTAGTCTAGTGCCTTTTGCTGGTAGTCAAGTGGCGGTATATTAATCTCTAAATTAATTCTCTTGGGCTCGGTGAATGTAGTCTTATAAGTGCAACCCCTAAGTAAAGGTTGAATATGCTCGTTAGACACAGCACCGAAAGGTATTACTAGGTCACCTGCTACGCACTTAAACAATTGATAGGTTCTAGGTGTACCCCAGGTGTTTCTCCCCATACTCTCAAGTGTAGCATATAGCGGATTGCGTACGGTTAACTCCTTAGTAACTACGCTTATCAACTCATCACTAGGGTACCTAATAGTAATCTCCGACCCCACTGTAATTTCACTCATATTAGACTCCTTTCTCGAATAAATCTTTTTGAATAAATCTAAATCTATCTTTTAAATACGTTGGCTTTTTCATAGGCTCACCAATAATATCTTCCAATTCTTTAAGTTTCGCATAATATTGTGGCAAATAGAGCTTATAATTTTTCAACTCGGTTAAGTTTTTATTGCGACAACACCAACATGATACTCTGGATAATACCGAATATAATTCTATATCGTTTTCTTTCCAGTTATATCCTTTGCTATAACAATAATGTAAACAATCCTTTTCGCTCATTTTCCAATCGACTAATGGCAGTCTTTTAAACTTAGAACGCTCCTTAGCAATTCTCGGTTTTTCATCGGACGCAATTCCGACATATACAATAGCATTTAATGATTTTGCGTATTTATCCAACGCTGCAATTTTTTCGCTTGTGCCCCAGCGACACATTCCCCCACACCAACCATATCCGTTGCTCTTAGAGCCATTTCTCTTAGTGTGTTTATAATTGTACATTGTGTCTCTAAACGCTCTCTTGGGCTTTAATTCGGTATATTTAATATTATGTTCGACAAGCAATGGAACAATTTTATTTCTTAAATTGTATATCGCTTGAAACTCCATACCTGTGTCATAGAACACAACTTCGTTTAAAGGCTTTTTAAGTTCTATTAATTTTAACAACATTGCTAAACTGTCTTTACCCCACGAAGTTGAGCATATATAATATTTAATTTCCGCCATTGTTATTCTCCTTTCTATGAAAATATTAATCTAATTCTTCTAGTCTACTATCAGTAGATAATATCGAGTGCAATCCATTAACTGAATCGCTCAGGTAATCCCCATACGAGTAAAACTTCCATTTTTTCAACACTGCAAAGTAAATCACAAAGCCTATCATAATCCTATACCTACGATTTACAGGGTCGGACGCTTGCCATATTTTCGCCATTGACAATATCTGATTCTCCTGAATCGCACTGAAGTTAAATCGCTTGTGAGCACAGTGCTTTACGTCAACATAAATTGGTACACCGCACAGCATAGCGGCAACGTCGATAGGCTGACCCATTACTGAGGGAGGTATCAAACAAGCCCAGCCACGCTTAGCCTGAATTATATCCAGGAACATCTTCTCAGTCTTATTACCTAGTTTCTTGTTATTCATTTGGCTTCTCCACTAATATTCTTAATGTGCTCACCGTTTTTCTCCTTTAATTTAGCCTTTAGTTCCTCAATTTCATACTCGGAACAGCGTATCATACCCCACAAGGTTTTTATTGTCTTCTGTTGTAGAGCTACCTTTTGCTCTAATTGTACTTTAGTCATCTCTCTTTCCTCCAAATGATTTCATAGTGAAATCTTCATTGTTTACTTTAGTTCTACAATTTAAGTATATAATTCCGTCGCTAGTTCTCTTTTTGGCGAAGTGCTTACCAAATTCTTTGCCGAATTCTATAACAGTTATAGGTCTAGCGTTTGAAGTCTTGCACCAATTTTCATATTCTTTATAAGCAACTGACGCTTGAATTTTATACCCAGACTTTTTATCCATTCTATCAGCAATGAAATTAGCCATATAGTCCATTTCACTCTTGTATTTATTCTTCTCGTCAATAAGTATTTGAGGTAGTACCAAGCCTTTGCTTTTATATTTTCCAAAGCCCTCTACAGCCCAATTTAGTATTTGCGGTAATTCCTTTTCAAGTTTTAAACCTAAGTCCTTATCAACCTTATCAGGAGCAATTATAACGTCGAACGGAATAACTACCATTCTGCGCCATATACCTAAGTCAGTACCCTTAATACGTGGCTTGTTATTAGTAGATAGCCACAACTTGTATTCAGGGTAATACTCGAACTGGTTACCAAACAGGAACCTGCCTACAACCTTTTCGCCACCTGTGATTTGCTTGATTAACCCCTCGTTAATCTTATCGTCAATACCATTTTCACTAGCGTGCACCATTCTGGCGCCCTTGATTCTAGCTAAGGTAGTTTCAACATTACCCTGGTTCTTCTTCTCCATTAATACCTCAACAGGAACGCTCGTAGCATAATCGCCCATGGCTTTTTGAATTGTGTCAACAAACACACTCTTACCGTTGTTACCCTCTCCAAACAAGATGAATACAACTTGTTCCTTGATTGATCCTGACAGTGTGTAGCCAACCGCTTTTTGAATGTAATCAATAAGCGTTGCGTTTCCGTTGAATATATCATTTAGAAATCTTAGCCATAACTTAGGTTTCCCTCCGTCTGCTCTCACACTAGTCGCCTTAGTCATGTGCTTGTCTTTGTCAGCAGGTAATTCCTTACCATGCTCTAAGTCAATAATACCTGACTGAGTGTTAATCAATAGTTTATCGCTGTCGCATTCAGCATTAGTAATACCCCTGTGCTGTCTAGCCTCATTTATCATATTGTTTTTTCCACAAGTGTTTAGCATACGCTTAGCATTTTTAGTCTTACCAATATTACCCTCTTGTGTTGCTTTCTCTAGTTCTTTGTTGGCAACATCCTCGGCAAAGGTTCTAATCTTGTCTTTACTGTCCCATTCCCAAGTAGTGCCATTCCATATATACCAAACTTTATTATCAAAATTGTATAAAATATCATCGCCATAGGTTTCTAGCAACACCGCAGAGTTTGCGGTATCAGTGAACATAGCAGTAGTTATAATAGGATTAACAACTTCACTCTTAGTGACCTCTTTAATAGTAGGCTTAATACCATAACTGATCAACTCGGTGTCCTCCTTGTGTTCTTTGTAAGTATCTGTAATAAACTCGTTAGCCTTTTCTAATAAAACCATCCCGTAAGTAGAATCCGCCCAGGTGCGCTCATATTTATCACGCATAAGTCCGGACTGTCTAAACACATTATCCATAACCTTAATGTTCTTACCTGCGTAAAATGCAAGTAGTGCAGCGAATGATGAATCAGCTTCGGATTGGCTCTTAAACCCTAGCGACTTCCAATTTCCTGCATAAAGCGTCATAAACTTAGAATTGCTCTTAGCACGTTCTAATACTTTGTCTACTGTAACGCTGGTTTCCACTGTGCGTGGATTACAAGCCCTCTCACGAGGTTTTCTCTCTCCGCCTAAGTATTTAGTGTGGAGAGCAACTAAGCCCTCCTGAGCGTCTATAAACTTTGTGTAGTTTTTATAAACGTTTCCAGTAAATGCGATAAATCTAACATTATCATACATTTCAACGTGCCCTTTTCTGCGACTTCCTCGTGGTAAGGTACCTCGTGCAAAAATGTGGTACCCTTTACCTGACTGAGATATTTCACAGTAACTAGGTACCTTATCCAAGCAGTCATCTAATAGTGCTTGGAAGTCCTCATCACTGAGTAGGTTATCTTCTTCCTTGTTATCTAAATCTATGCAAGTGATACCGTCTGATAACATAAAGCCCAAGCCAGTTACTTCTGGGTGCGCTTTTAGTTGCGAGAAAGCGGTATTGAAACTTGCCCAAGTGCTTTTGTTGTTAGACATAGCGCCTCCTAACGTTTTAGCGTTAAGAGGAACTTTTCTAGGTTGCTCGAGTAAATTTCCTTTATCATCTTTGAGTACTAATTTCCATAATATCCAATTATTTAAATCTCTTAGTTCCTGAGGAACCTTGTTTATATCTAACATATAATCTCCTTTATTTAGTCTGTATACTCTCGCTCGGTTTTCATCAGCACTAAGTTGCCAGTGAAGTGCTCATACTCACCATAGTTAACTCGGTTCGCATACTCGCTCACTAATCTAGCGTTGCTGTACTTTGTTTCGTACCATTCTTTTTCAACATTGATATACTTATCTTCGACATCTTTAATAGTTTCAGTACCCTCTAGCTTAATCAAGCAGACACCCACGCTATCAGCGTAGGGTCTGGGTTGCTTACAAGTCATTAATAACTGTTTCATACTAGAATGGTACCTGTTCATCAGTAACATCTGATTCATCTAACTTTTTATCGCCGTGTTTGGTGGGTTTAAAGTATGAAATGTAGTTGGTTTCTTTGTCGTAATAGTCATCGTGACTATGGTTTACAACGATTATCAATTTATGGCCAACAATTTCGTTGAAAATATCATCTATCGTATCGAATTTAAGCGGTGTATTTTCTGGAAATATTGCCTTGATAATTTTAGTTAATCTCTTACGATTATAGTACTCAGTAGCGTTACCGTTAGCGTCCTTTTCTTTAAACAAGTTATCAAAGAGGATTCTCTTTTGAAACTTTTGTTCGACATCATCTCTAATTCTGTAAGTCAAGGTTGCGTACTTGTTTCCGTTCTTAGATGTCTTAACATCTATTTTGTCGAGAGTTGCTTCGTACTCTCCATTTTCAATAATTGAATATTCTTCTGTTTTAAAATCTTCTAATTCGTATGACATTTTATATGTCCTCCTTTACTGTAAAATTCTTAACGTATATATCGTATAACTCATGCGATTTCAACCAGGCTGTGAACTGCTTTATTGCAGTAATTACTCGCTCGTCAGCTGAACCGTCGTTCGTGTATTCTTCGTTCGTGTGAATACTCACTTTTTCATCGTATGGCTTTGAACTATATCCAGCACCTACTAGATACTGAAACTTGTAGGCTTCTGGCACAAGTGCGAAGTAGCACCAGTGTTGATAACTGTCTTTGTATTTGCCGTACTCATATCTTGTGTTTCGCTTAATGTCGGATATAACACCTGCCTTTAAGCAATCAAGGTACCCTACTAGTCTAAACTCTTCACCATTAATAACGTAATCTTTTTGCCCGTAATACTGAAATTGTCCGCCCTTAATCATATCTGATATAATAGGTACTTTCCCAGCACACGCTAGTGCCTCGAAGTCAATACCCCTTTGCATTGCTGGAGTAGGTGGCTTGCGTACTCGGTGTAGATAATCAACAAAGTTCTCAAATGCTTGCTGTTGATAACTATCGGCACACTGCCACATGTAAGCCCAGGAATTTAGCAAACTCGCTGATACCTGTAACATAGTTAGCCCTCCTTGATAAATGTACTAGACTTCTTATCGTATACCATACCTAATTCCTTGGCACGAGTTGTAAGTAAGTCGAATAACTCTCTCTTGCTCGTGAGTGCGTGTTTTAGCCCTTTTAAGCCCTCAAACGTTTCATTAGGTTTGGTTGTGCCTTTTATCACTTCTGCGTAGCACATAGCCTTATCGTAAACTTTTTGCTCTGCGTCTAATTTCTTAGTAGATTCATTCAACTTGGCTAAGTAAGTATTCATTAATGTTGTCAGGAACACGTTGGGTGCACCCTCGGTTAACACAGGTATCTTATAACTTCCGTTGATTTCGTGGTTGCCTTTAGCAAATGAGCGACTGTTAGCACTAAAGTTAATAGTTCTCTCTTTTCCAGTGATTTCCATAAAACCGCCTAGGTCGATACTTTCCCATATTTTAGTTTTTGTTGAACCCTCTGCACTTAAACGATATTTAATGTCATCATCATCTCGTTGCTCGTCCGCATGGAATATAAACACAATGTGCTTACCCAAACTTTTAACAAATTTTGTGAACTCTTTGAACTCTCTAGCGATAGCACCGTAACCAGCTAAGGTTAGCGAGCCTGTCTTGGTAGAGTTTCTAGGTTCTTTTTTCATCACATACGCTTTTTCTAATTCAAGTAATGCACCCGCAGTATCAATAATAATTGTTTCGTAATTGCTAAGGTCTGACTTTTCTAAATCGTTTTTAACTTCCTCGAATGTACTTGCAATTAATGTATCTCTTCTATATGGGCTCTCAACACGTGCTATACCCTTGTCTAAGTCGATTAATAATGGCTTAGGTGCGGATAGTGCTAAGGTTGTTTTTCCTATACTAGGCACCCCGTAAATCAATACGCTAATCTTTTTCTTACTAAAATCTAATTCGTTTGCTTTATATATCATAATTGTTCTCCTTTACTTTAGATATAAATCAATAACTTCTCGTAAATCCATTTTCAAATATTTTGCAATTCTTGCTAACAGTTTGAAACTTGGAACATAAGTGCCACGTTCAATGCCTGAATACACAGGGTAGGATATCTTAATATCCTTTGCCATTGCTCGTTGCGAGATGTTTCTCTCAAAACGTTTTGTGAGCAGAATCATTGAGAGTTCATTCTTAGGTTTTTTAATCATTTACTTTTCCTCCTTTCCTATCTCATCTAGTTTTTCATATAACTCTTTAATCAAATAATATCTAGCGATATCAACAGCGTTTTTATTACCTGCGTCAATTGCTTCTTCAAAATCTCCGTCAGTGTAGCCATTGAAATACTGATACGCTTGCTGGTCGCATACGATTACATATTTAACTTGTTCTTTGATTTTAGTTTTGATTTCTTCCTTGCTAACAATATCTTCAGGCTCATAATCATCGCAGACATA